TGCTAGTGGCGTTTTATCTCATAGTGTTGTCAATGCTGACATAAGTGGTAGTGCGGCTATAGGTATAACAAAACTTGCTTCTTCTAGCATAGGTGTTAGCGATGGGTCTAGCACTACTGAAATTAGCCTCGGTGAAGATATACAGTTTCGTGGAACTTCCAATGAAGTAGAAGTAGCCGAATCTTCGGGAACGATCACTGTTGGTTTACCTAGTAGCATTACGGCGAATGTTACTGGAAATGTGACAGGCAATGCTGACACTGCTACAAACGCCACCAATGCTACTCACGTAGCTGTCGCAGATAACGAAAGTACTGATGAGAACAACCTTATAACTTTCATAGAAGATGCCAGTGCTACAGGAAATGTAGGATTGGAATCGGATGGCGACTTCCATTATAACCCATCGACCGGAACTGTCACAGCGACAATATTTAAGGGTAACATAGATGCTGTGGACGGAGACTTTGATGGCACTCTTGAGGCGGATGCTATTACCATAGGTGGGACAGCTCTTAATACCGTTATTGCTGGAGTGACTGTCACTAATGCAACTAATGCAACTAATGCGGTTACTGCCACAAATGCCAATCATGTAGCCGTTGCGGACAATGAGAGTACTGACGAGAACAATCTTATAACATTTATCGAAGACGCGAGCGCGACGGGAAACGTGGGTCTGGAATCGGATGGCGATTTTCACTACAACCCGTCTACGGGGACTGTTACAGCGACAATATTTAAAGGCAACATAGATGCAGTTGACGGCGATTTTGATGGGACGCTCGAAGCAGATGCTATTACTGTAGGCGGAACAGCTCTTAACACAGTCATAGCGGGAGTCACCGTAACTAACGCCACCAATGCTGTCACCGCTACAAATGCCAACCATGTAGCTGTTGCAGATAACGAGAGCACTGATGAGAATAACCTCATAACATTTATCGAAGATGCGAGCGCTACAGGCAACGTAGGATTAGAATCAGACGGTGATTTTCACTACAATCCATCTACTGGAACTGTTACGGCAACGATATTCAAGGGGAATATAGACGCTGTAGACGGTGACTTTGATGGAACACTTGAGGCTGACGCAATTACTGTTGGTGGGACTGCATTAAATACAGTCATTGCTGGAGTGACCGTCGCCAACGCTACTAACGCAGTTACCGCCACAAATGCTAACCATGTGGCTGTTGCAGACAATGAAAGTACAGATGAAAACAATTTAATTCCATTTATTGAGGACGCCAGTGCCACAGGTAATGTAGGCTTAGAATCCGATGGAGACTTTCACTATAATCCTTCTAGCGGTACAATTACTGCTACCATATTCAAAGGAAATATAGATGCGGTAGATGGCGATTTCGATGGAACACTTGAAGCAGACGCTATTACAATAGGAGGAACCGCCTTAAATACAGTTATAGCTGGAGTTACGGTTACAAATGCTACAACTGCTGTTAACGCTACTCATGTCGCTGTAGCTGATAATGAGAGTACGGACGAAAACAATCTCATAACCTTTATTGAGGATGCTAGCGCTACAGGAAATGTGGGTTTAGAATCTGACGGCGATTTCCACTATAATCCATCAAGCGGGACAGTGACAGCTACTATCTTTAAAGGCAATATAGATGCTGTAGATGGCGATTTTGACGGCACTTTAGAAGCTGACGCAATCACGGTGGGAGGCACTGCCCTTAATACAGTTATCGCAGGGGTCACAGTTACTAACGCTACTAACGCAGCCCATGTATCTGTGGCTGACAACGAGAGTACTGATGAAAACAATCTTATAACGTTTATAGAAGATGCTGGCGCTACGGGCAATGTTGGACTGGAATCTGACGGAGACTTTCATTACAACCCCTCTAGCGGTACAGTTACAGCCACTATATTTAAGGGTAATATAGACGCAGTAGATGGAGACTTTGACGGGACTCTAGAGGCCGACGCTATTACCGTTGGAGGAACCGCGCTAAATACGGTCATTGCTGGAGTCACTGTTACCAACGCGACTAATGCGGTTAACGCTACTCATGTTTCTGTTGCTGATAATGAAAGCACTGATGAAAACAACCTGATAACATTTATAGAAGACGCTAGTGCTACGGGCAATGTGGGACTAGAGTCAGATGGCGATTTTCATTATAACCCCTCTACCGGAACGGTCACGGCTACTATATTTAAAGGTAATATTGACGCGGTAGATGGAGATTTCGACGGGACACTAGAGGCTGATGCTATTACCGTAGGGGGAACCGCCCTTAACACGGTCATTGCGGGAGTAACCGTCACTAACGCTACTAATGCCGCGCACGTTGCAGTCGCGGATAATGAGAGCACCGACGAAAATAACCTTATAACGTTTATTGAAGACGCTAGCGCAACAGGCAATGTTGGCCTAGAATCTGATGGGGATTTCCATTACAACCCAAGTACTGGTACAGTTACGGCCACAATTTTCAAAGGTAATATAGATGCCGTAGATGGAGATTTTGATGGAACCTTAGAAGCCGACGCAATTACGGTTGGTGGAACAGCATTAAACACAGTTATTGCAGGCGTAACGGTAACTAACGCTACCAATGCAGTTACGGCAACAAACGCTAATCATGTCGCAGTTGCGGATAACGAAAGCACAGATGAGAATAATCTGATACCATTCATTGAAGATGCGAGTGCCACTGGTAACGTTGGCCTAGAGTCTGATGGAGATTTTCATTACAATCCATCTAGTGGCACGATAACAGCTACGATCTTCAAAGGTAACATTGATGCTGTAGATGGAGACTTTGACGGAACCCTAGAAGCAGATGCAATCACAATAGGCGGTACAGCGATAGGGTCTATCTACTCAGTTATTGCAGGTAGCTCTAGCATTGTTACCACTGGAGCTTTGGACTCTGGTTCTATTACTTCTGGCTTTGGAAATATTGATAATGGTAGTAGTAGTATTGCCTGTGGATCTCTTGATGTATCCGATGGAAATATAACAAATGTTGGAGATATAGATTGTGACAGTATTAGTGTCGCAGATGCTGCAAACGGCTTGAATATTGACGTATCTGGAGCAAATAACGGCACTGCTAAGATTACCCTTAAAGATAACGTTGCTACCGCTTTAGATGTTACTGAGGCTAGCAACTCTTACATGAAGTTTACAACCACAGACAATGCCAGTAGAATTGTAACTAAC